GTGCTGCGTTAAACGCAGTAGGTGCGGCCGCTGGATCAACAGGATCAACTGGTGGATCAACTGGCGGTGGCTCTGGAGGAGGCGGCGGTGGAGGCGGTGCTACTGGTGAAAGCAAAGCGATGAGACGAAGAAAGGAAGCGATATGAGAATACTGAAAGACATGATTGACCAACTCTGGACACTCCTGGGCATGTTCATTGCATGGGTAGTACTCGACGGAAGCGCAAAAACTATCGTTGGATACGCAATTATTGGAACAATCTTTGCATGGGTTGTTACTTATCCCCTGCGTAATCGAGACGAATAAGGGATTATTAGTCGGGGGCATTTAGTAAGGAGAAACATGGATATCAACGTACTTAAGGCTGCAGGAGCAACTTGGCTTCGTGCATCAGTTGCTGCAGTAGCAGCGCTCTACATGGCGGGCATCACAGACCCAAAGACATTGGCTAACGCTTTTGTTGCAGGTCTACTTGGACCAGCAGCAAAGTTCCTAAATCCAAAAGATCCATCATACGGCTTCGGCAAGAAGTAATTTAAAGGAGAAGCACCAGTGACAAATACCTTTGCAACTATCGGCATTGTTGCTGGTGCTCTCATTAGCATCGGAGTGCTTTTGAATCCTCTATATAAGAGAGTCCATCGCTTTATGGAATGGACGGAGCGGTTCATGCGTGACTGGGAGGGTGAAGAGGCATCTCCTGGTAGAGATGAAGTTCCAGGAGTGATGCAGCGCCTCAACAAATTAGATGGTGAATTAAGTCAAAATGGCGGTCATTCAACAAAAGACACCGTCAATAAACTCTATGCAAACCAAGAGTTAGTCATGGAGGCTTTTGTAGAGATGGGCGAAAGACTAATCGCCATTGAAAATTGTTTGACAGACACAAAGACTGAACCCCGCATTTAAGGGAAGATAGACCCATGAGTAACGTGCAGTTTCAATCAAAAGACTGGAATCCGTTTACAGCGGCTGCTGGTTTGATTGATAGGTTTATGCCAGACCCTGAAAAGGAAAAGCATTACTCTAACGCCATGGTTCAACAGAGCCATACAGAACAAACCGTACTTGCACGACAAACTAAGCCGACACCACAAAACACAGGAGCACCAATGCCTGGGTATCGGAAACGCGGAGCAATAAACCCATCAACGACAGGAGCACCAGTGCCAGGCACACTAAAGAACAACACAGCAACCCATCCAATTACAGGGGCAAAGGTCCCACGAGTACCAGTGAAGTCTAAGGGCGCAAAGCCAACGGCTCCTGGAACACGCCCAAAGAAGAAGTAACTATGGCTGGCGGTTTATCTCGTGACCATGATTCATATAACCACTTTAATGCTGGGTATGACTCACGAGTAAATCCTCTTTCTGCAATTGACAAGAAGATTTTAGATTTTGCAATTCGCACGAAGCAGATCCCTGCGTTAAAGGCTCATGGTCAAATTCTTCGCAACTTTGGCATGTATCCACCAGAGTTCTGGACTCGTGCTCAAAACTTGTCTGAACATAGAGATGTTCCAGAAGATCAAAAAACAATATTATCCGAGATGTTTCCAAGCCCATCACGACCAGGACCTATGGGTGGCGGTGCCGATGTGAACACTGAGAGCAAAAAGTTTAGTCATGGATTGGAGTGGTAATGAAGTGTGCAAATTGTTCTAACGATGCCATGTACGTTTACCGCATAACAAAGACAAAGTCTGTCTACTACTGTGGTAAAGATCTACCAAGTTTCTTGGAGGACCGTCGTAAAGCGGGACTATTAAACATTACTGAGGCATTTACTGAGGCTAAAGAGACTGTTGCTGAAACACTCTCAGTCCCAAAGAAGAAGGCCCCTAAGAAAACAGAGGAATAGATGAAGTTAATTCGCAAGTTTGCAATACAAGGACATGCGATCCCTTCATCTGCTCACAGCCCTAGAGGTCCTTTTCCTCCAGAGGTTCTAGCAGGTCCTCAGATGGATCAAGCCGAATATCACTCTGATTCCTTACATGTAGGTCTCGACGATGTCAGATTCTTCAAATGCAAGGACTGTCGTACTGTTCTAGAAACAAATGAACTTGAAGACCATGATTGTGATGATTTTAAGTAGACTTGTCATGCCTCTAAGCGCATGAGGCTTTAACTTCTCTAGAGAAAGCAGACTATTCATGGCAACAAATAACAACGGCAACCTGCTCGATGACGCAGGCGAAGTCGCAATTGATTTTGTATGGGGAAACTTCCCTATTCAACCAAATGATGCTCGTCCAAACACAACAGAAGAGCGTCTAGATCCAGCATTAGATAGCCACATCATTGCTCTTTCAGGATGGAACGGCTACCCACAGTACAACCCAGACACAGCAGGTGAAGATGTAGCAGGACCAACTGACTACGTACTTGTTCCTTCAGTGCTTGGCTTGACAACAGCAGAAGCAACTGACGCAATGAAGGACGCATCACTTGTTCCTACAACTGCAGCAGCGGCAACAAATGCTGCTAAATCAATTACAGATATCGACCGTAACGCAGATTCTTATGTTGTACGACTTACCATCACAGGTGGAGTTGCTGCGTATCCAGTAGGTACAAAGATTACAGTCGCATCAACAGGAACTGTTGATGGAACTTGGACTGTTTCTGACAATGCAAGCACTGACAAGATCTACTTTGTTTCAACTGGAAACACACTCCTATCTACAGGAACTGGTTCAGTAATTGGTGTTCCAGGAACAATCAAGACTCAATCAATTGCAGCAGCCGCAAACTCAATTGCTCCAGCAGCAGCAGTAACAATTACACCATGGGCAGCAGCATCATAATCTGTTAGGATAAAACAATGGTACGTCCAGTAGGCGGTAGAGCAGTAAGCAATCAACGCACTGCTATACCGTCTTCTGGCGAACTACTTGGTCAGATCTCTGGAAACTTTGCTGGTCTTCCAACAGCAGCATCTTCTGGAGAGTTCGGTGGTATTGAGTTCCTTGGTGAAATTGACAAGTACTACAAGCCACAATCTTTTGGAGAGGCAAACCGTCGCAATCAGGCGGGAGATGCGTTAGCGCAGAGCATTGATGCTGATGCGTACTACATTGACTCAGATGGAAATTACGTCGACCGATCTTCTTACCGCCAGTCTTATGATGAAGATGATGACACAGGCGAACTTATTGTCCCTGGATACAAAGGTCCTCAAGGAGATGAAGGCACAGCAGCGGCTCCATTAACTGTTGTTCCAACCTCTAGCAGTAGACCAGAACGCCCCCGCACAGTAGCGGCAGGTTACGACAAGATAAGAGGAGTTCTAACAGTAGTTTTTCGTGATGGAACCTTTTACAACTATTATGAGGTAACTCCATCTGAGTGGCAGAACTTCAAGAAGCGTGTCTCAAAGGGCCAATACATTTATAAGTACTTAGACTTTAAACCTCGTGGACCTGCTAATGTTCGCTCTATCCCAGCAGGTGTGCGTAAAGAGTTCTACCGTTATGCTCGTATCTCTCAAACAAGCAGTCGTGGAAAGCAGTACAGCACTTCATCCAGAAAGAAGTAAATGCCAAAGGTACACAACATCGGACCACTATTTATGCAGGTGACTAGATTCCCCTACGAGTGGGGTAATAGACTTGTTGTCCGTGGTTGGAGCCAAGAAATTGAAGAACCGTACAGAACTGCTACTCCGTTCATAGTACGATTACCCAAGTACCATGGATTAGTCTTAGGTAAGTGGGGAGATATGAAAGAGGAAGAAGAAGCACTAAGCGGCGCACTAGCAAGACGGGAAGTTACATATGAGGATTTTACGGAAGAAGCAGGTTGGACACCAGCCCCAGACTCGGATCGAGAAGCGAGTGTCGATGGTCTCTACTCCAGATTTGATCTTATGGATGGAGCAGGCAATGTTTACAATCGGCAAGAACATATCCACATGGCAGAGACATCAGAGTCAAGCAGACCTTGACGAAGTAGTGATGGGCGCTGAAGCCTTTTACGCTATTGCCAAAGAGTTAAAGCGACGCTCACAGAGTTCCCTATGACAGTAGATCAAGATAAGTTTGAGGAAATAAGCCCTGAGTTCTATCAGAATGATGAACAAGGTGATGCTGAGCCTATAGATGAACCGCTGGATGAGTTGTCCCAGCAATTTGTTGACAAACTTATTGAGAAGATTATGGACTTTCTTAAGGTCCTTGTAGGTCATGACCTGCACCCATATCAGAAGCCACTAGCACGTCGTATCATTGAATCCGTCATCATTAATGATGGCGAAGAGATTACAGCCCTTGCATCACGTCAGTCAGGAAAGTCAGAGACTGTTGCTGACACAGTAGCCACACTCATGGTGCTACTTCCTAGGCTTGCAAAGTTATACCCAGACTTACTTGGTAAGTTTAAAGATGGTTTATGGGTAGGTCTATTTGCACCTACTGAAGGACAGGCTGAAACTTTATTTGGTAGAACCGTAACTCGCCTTACCTCTGAGCGTGCATTGGAGATCCTTGGTGATCCTGAGATTGATGACTCAACTGCTCGTGTAGGCGGTGTAACTCGTCAGATCAAATTAAAGAAATCAGGATCTACGATTACCATGATGACTGCAAACCCTCGTGCAAAGATTGAGTCTAAGTCTTTTCATTTGATTGTCATCGATGAGTGCCAAGAAGCAGACGACTTTGTTGTATCTAAATCAATCTCACCAATGCTTGCATACTACGCAGGAACAATGGTCAAGACTGGAACACCTACAACAAGTAAGAACAACTTCTACAAAGCAATCCAGATGAACCGACGTCGTCAGACGACTCGTGGTAATAGACAGAACCATTTCCAATGGGACTGGAAAGATGTTGCAAAGTTTAACGATAATTATGAAAAGTTTATTAGAAAAGAAATGCTACGCATCGGTGAGGAATCAGATGAATTTCAAATGTCGTACAACTGCAAATGGCTTCTTGAGCGAGGCATGTTTGTTACTTCGAACATTATGGACGACTTGGGGGACACTTCTCAGGAACTGGTTAAGGTATGGCATAAAACCCCAGTCGTTGTCGGCATCGACCCTGCTCGTAAAACTGACTCTACAGTCGTTACTGTGGTTTGGGTTGATTGGGATCGTCCTGATGAGTTTGGTTATTTTGATCACAGAGTCCTTAACTGGTTAGAGATGCAGGGAGACGATTGGGAAGAGCAATACTTCCAGATCGTAAACTTTCTCAGTAACTACGATGTCCTTGCTATTGGCGTTGATGCCAACGGTGTAGGTGACGCTGTTGCACAGCGTCTGAAGTTATTGATACCTAGAGCAGAGGTGATGTCATTGACCTCTAGCCCTAGTGAGCAGTCTGGTCGTTGGAAGCATCTTCAAGCCCTTATCCAACGCAAGATGCTCGCATGGCCAGCCCATGCAAAAACACGCAGACTTCGTACCTGGAAGCGTTTTTATCAACAGATGGTAGATGCAGAGGTTCAGTACAAGGGACCTAACTTCTTAGTGGCTGCACCCGATGAATCCTATGCACATGATGACTTTGTAGACTCTTTGGCTATTGCCTGCTCTTTAACTAAGGATTTAGTCATGCCAGAAGTTGTTGCATCAAGTAATCCTTTTTTCTAGTTGAACAACATAGACAGCCTAAAAAGAGGGAAACTATGTCTAGGAAAAGGCCTTTCCAATACATCCTTAAGGAGTAAATATGACAATCTCACCAGCACCTCGCTTTCCAGAGCGTGCACCTCAGATCTACGAAATGAAAGAGTCTGGCAACGCAACACGCCGTGGACCACTACGTTTTGAAGAAGGAGTCGCAACTGACACAGATGTGCCAGCAGACTTCCAGGTAGGAATGATGTCAGGTTCTGCAACAGCACCTGGCCGTCCAAACCGCAACGCACCAGTACACACAAAGACCGCTGCTGAGACTCTCTCAGAGCGTGCACACGTTGGATCAGCATCATGGACAGAAGCACCAACATTCCTTGGTGAATTTGCACATGGAACAATGAATGACTACTCAGGTGCTCAATTTGAGACTGCAGTTCGTTCAGGTGGCCGCACACAGCGCATGTCACCAACAGTCGTAAACGACTAATAGTTTAGTAAGTACGCCGACCCACCCTTACACTAGTGTGAGGGTGGTTAGGCTATCCTTGGAGGAGATATGAGAAAACCCGCAAACCCAAAGTTATATGCAACTATCGTTGCTATGGCTCGTGCTAAGTATTCCTCATACCCAAATCCAGGTGCATCAGCATGGGTGCACAAGAAGTATGTTCAATCAGGTGGACAGTTTATTGAGACCACTGAAGCAACACGTCGTGCAGGCATGGAAAAGAAGAAAGCCGACAAAGAAAAATCAAAACACTTAGAGGATAAAAAAGATACTAAGAAAGATAAGAAGAAGTAATGTCCTTTCTTGATTTTAGCCCTCCTTCGTATAGAGCAGCCTCTAGCGATTTAACAATCTCAATTTCACCACTTGGTTTGGTTGAACTTGCTGATGAAGAGTTTGAAGTACACGGTCCTCGACTTAATCGTTACTCACTCAACTGGGCTATGTATCTTGGTCATCACTGGGGCTATCGTCGTGAGCAAGGCGAGATGCAGATTGCGGTTAACTACTACCGTGCATTCGATGATTATCTTTCACGTTTTACCTTTGGTAACGGTATACATTTCCGTTCACCTAAAGCAACAGAAGCAATTGTTCCAGATCGCTTAGAGCGCATTTGGGAAGTAGATAATGACAAGATGCGTGTCCTACTTGAAATGGGACAGCAAGGCGGCATCACTGGTGACTGTTTTGTAAAGGTTGCATACGAAGAGCCATGGACAGACTCTGCTGGTCACTTCCATCCTGGCCGTGTTCGTCTACTACCGATGAATTCCTCCTTCTGTTTTCCTGAGTTTCACCCACACGATCGCACACGCCTACTGCGTTTCAAACAGAAGTATCGTTTCTGGGGAACATCACTAGAAGGTACACGTCAAGTGTTTACCTATACTGAAATTTTGACTGACGACGTTATTGAAGAGTACGTCAACGATGAGTTAATTGACTCTCGCCCAAATCCACTAGGACTAATCCCAGTGGTACACATACCTAATGTTCCTGTTTCAGGATCGCCGTGGGGTCTCTCGGACGCACACGACATCATCACTATCAACCGTGCATACAACGAAATTAGCACTGATGTCGCTGACATCATTAACTACCACGCATCACCAGTGACAGTGATCGTGGGTGCTAAAGCCTCTAACTTGGAAAAGGGTGCTAAGAAGGTTTGGGGCGGTCTTCCAAAAGATGCTCAAGTCTTCAATCTTGAAGGCGGCGCCCAAGGTATTGATGGTGCTTTGAAGTATCTTGAACTTCTAAAGCGCTCAATGCATGAACTTATGAACATCCCAGAAACCGCACTGGGACAAGTTCAAGCGATTTCTAACACCTCAGGTGTAGCACTCTCTATCCAGTATCAGCCATTAATGAATCGCTATTCACAAAAGGTAGCCCAGTATGGCAAGGGTATTGAAAGAATCAACGAGTTAGCACTTCGTACTCTGTACCTCAAAGAGCCAGAGACGATGATGTACAACCCAGATGTAGATGGACCTATTAAGCCAGGTCAACTACCTATGCTTGATCCTAACGATCCTATCTCGTACATGAACTATGCTCACTTCCCACAGCCACTGCCTCTTGACAAGTTGATTGCACTCAACGAAATCCAGACTAAGTTGGGTATGGGTCTTGAGTCTAAAGAAGGTGCACTTCGTACTCTTGGTGAGGAATTCCCAGAGGAGAAGTTGCAGGAGATTCGTCAAGAACTTATTACTGATGCTGAGGCTGATGGTGCTCTACAACTTGTAAAGATCCAGATCCAGAAGCAGATTATGGACATGACTGGAATGATGCCAGGACCTGATGGCAACTCCGCTATCCCAATGCAGCCAACGATGTTGGGTGATGGGGATGTGATGGGTGATGGCATGATGGGACCACAAGATGCAGGTAACCCACAGAACCCAGGAAGCCAAGAGACTAAGGGAATTGAAGTCCAGGCTGAAGCAGAACTGCGTAACAAACTTGTCACAGATGCCTACGGAACTAAAATCCCACAGCGCAGATCGGTTGATAAGGAATAGAAGATTCTGATAAAAAATCAGAGTATACCGAGATTTTTGTAGTGAAATGTAATGCAATTATCTCGTAATAAAACCCAGTGATACGCCGCAAGGCATTCGGACAAAGACCCAGAAAATATAGGTGATTACTATGGAAAACCAAGTAGAAACCGCTGACCTACTGTCTCCGCAACTAGCAGAAGCAGTTACAGCACAAGAAGTTTTTCAGAATGAGGTGAGTTCTGTGTATACCGCAGATGACATTGCTAAGGCTCGTGAGCAAGAAAAAGCAAAGTTATATCCTCAGATGGAAAAGATGAAAGAAGAACTTGCTGCTGCAAAGGCTCGTGCTGAAGAAGCAGCAGCCAAAGAAGCAGAACGTGAAAACCTTCGTGTTGCTCTTGAGAAAGAGGCAGAAGCAAAGCGTAAGCAAGAAGAAGAAAGTGAACTATCGTTCAAAGAACTCCTCGCAAAGAAGGAGCAAGAATTTAGTTCTCAACTAGAGAACGAACGTCTTGAAAGAGAACGTGCATTTGCTCTACTAGAGCAAGAGCGCAGGTTCCAAGAACTTATGAATTACCGTCAGAATCGTCTGGAACAAGAGCGTGAC